TAGAAGCATTTGTTAATAATGAGATAGGAAGTTTACCTGATCTTGATAATGAAAAACAATTATTAGGTGAAAGTGCTAATGTAAGAATAGAAGCTGCTGATTTATGGAGTAAAAAAAATTTATCTACTGATTCTTATGATGCTATATCTGAATTTGCTAGCACAGCTAAAGGTGTAAAAGCATTAGAAGAAATAATGAAACTTAATAAAGATGCACCAATACCACAAACAGAAACAGCTATTGATGCTGCTCCTAGTTTAGATGATCTTAGATCTATGATGAAAGATCCTAGATATTGGAAAGATGGAGATAGAGATCAAGCTTATATTAATAAAGTAAGTAACTTATATGAAAAGTACTACGGAAATCAGAAGGCGAGTTAAAGCTACTTGGCGTGACGCACAATCTTTTGCTGAATGGCTAGATCCTATTGAAGGTAAAAAATTAAAACCAGCTATAAATTATAGTGAAGGATATGTGTTAAAAGATGATGATGACGTATTAATTTTGTATATGACATATAATGATACAGATATTGGTGATACTTGTGTCATTCCTAAAGAAAATGTTGTTAATATTTGTGAGTTGAAAAATATTAAAAAAAATGTCAGTAAAGAATAAATAGACCTCTAAGGCCCTAGATATGCCTGTAAAGATAACATATCAAACTCCTATGAGACAATCTAGGTAAACTTAACAAGCATACGGAGGTTAAAATGTCTGCTTCTATTACTAATGCTTTTATCACTCAGTTCGAAGCTGAAGTGCATATGGCATATCAAAGAATGGGTAGTAAGCTAAAAAGCCTAGTGCGTACTGTAAACGGAGTAAGTGGCGAATCTGTAAAATTCCAAAAAGTTGGAACAGGTGAAGCTACAAGCAAAGCAAGACACGCAGAAGTAGTTGCTATGAACATTTCTCACACAAATGTAACTGCAACTCTAGCTGATTTCTATGCGTCTGATTACGTAGACAAACTAGACGAGCTTAAAACCAATATTGACGAAAGATCAGTTGTTGCAAATAATGCAGCATATGCTCTTGGTCGTAAAACTGATTCTATCATTACAGATGCTATGAGTTCTGCTACTACACTAGCTAACAATGCTGGTGCACAAGGTGGTACTGTGGCAACTGACATGAACGTAGATAAGTTCCAAGAAATGCAAGCGCTTTTCGGAACTAACAGCGTTCCTGATGATGGCGGAAGATACTGGGCAATCGGCCCTAATCAATGGTCTAACTTATTAGATGATGATCAATGGTCAAGAATGGAATACATTGGATCTAACGAATTACCTTTTTCTGGTATGAATTACACAGCGAAAAAATTCTTAGGTTTCTTAGTATTTGTACATTCTGGTCTAGACACATCTGGATCTACTGATAGACACACTATTTGTTGGCATAAGTCATCAATGGGTCTAGGTGTAGGATCTGAAGTTAGAACTGAAGTAAACTATATACCTGAAAAGGTATCTCACTTAATGACTTCTTACCTATCCATGGGATCAATTCTAATTGATACTAATGGTATTAGAGTACAGAAGTGTGCGGAATAGGAGATAAATAATGGCATACGCAACTTCAAATCCGATTAAGAAAATTGCTGGAATGGGTGCTGGAAACTCACTATGGTTTTATACTGATGGTGATGCTAAAGCAGCTGTTGTAGCTTCAGGTTATTTCAATTCTGCTTACAAAGAATTAAGCAAAGGTGATGTTATCCTTTGTTCAATCGGTGTAGGTGGTACTCACGAAATGGACACAATTACAGTTACTTCTGAAACAGGTGCAACTACTGTAACAACAGTAGCTCTTGCATAAGGAGATTAACAACTATGAGGGGGTTTATCCCCCTCTAGTCAAATAGGAGAAATTATGGCAATAAGTGCAGCAATAGGTGTAGGTAAAAAAATAGTTGGCAAAGCTATAAGTGCTGCCAAAAAGAAAAAAAAAGATTTAGAAACTAAAGGTCGTAGAGTTAAAGGATTACAAACAGAAAAAGTAGTATCTAAAGAATTAGATACTGCTATGCAACAATATAAGAAAACAGGATCTACAAAAGGTTTTGAAAATGTTAGACAAGGAAAAGTAAGTCCTGAAGGTTTAGAAAAAGCTAAAGCAATACAAAATACTCCTAATATTGTTACTGGTGCAGCAGCAACTGCACAACAAGCTACAAAAAAAGCTATAAGAGGTGCAAAAAAAGTTACAGCAAAAGCTCAAGAAAAAACTTCTAAATTAATGGAAGGTACAACATTAGGTAAAGCAATAGGAAAAGATCCAACTAGAGCTGCTGAATTAGGTGGAGCTGCTTTATTAACTGGAGCTTTAGCACAATCTGTTATTAAATCTACTATGAAACCAGAATCTTTATATGATATTTCTAGATTACCTGATGGTAGATTTTCTACAACATTTAGAGATAAAAATAAAAATGTTATTTTTTCAAGAAAAGAATTAACAACAACACAAATAGATGATGTAAGAACTAAATTAGCTGTATTAGATAGTATTTTAGAATCAAGTGAGCCATATAAAAGAAAAAATGAATTTTTAAATACTGCTCAATATTTAGGAAAAACATATGGAATATCTAATATAAGTGGTAAAAATATATCTCTTTTAATGCCTTCTGAAGTTTATGAAGGAAAATCAACAACATACAGAAAAAAGAAAAAATAGTGTATGGCAGTAACCAAAGTAGATATAGCTTCAAGAGCGTTAGTAATGATAGGAGCAAATCCTATTGCTTCATTTACTGATGGAACAACAGAAGCTAACGTAACTAATACAATATATGAAGAAATTATTGAATCTAGTTTAACTAGACATAATTGGAGATTTGCAACAGGACAACAACAATTATCTTTATTAGCAAACTCTCCTACTGGTAGATTTGAATATGCATATCAAATACCAGCTAATCCTGAATGTTTAAAAATATTAGCAGTTACAGTTAATGATGCATTAATACAGTATAATAGATATGAAGATAAAATTTATTTAGATGGTTTTGGATCTCAAAGCACAGTTATAATGGATTATATATTTAGACAAAGCGAAGATCAGTTTCCTCCTCATTTTAGATTAGCAATAGAATATAAATTGGCTAGTATTTTTGGTGGATCAGTAGCAAGAGACGCAGCTCTAGTTAGAGAATTTGATCAACTGAGTGAAAGACAAATGTTAATAGCTAAAAATACTGACTCACAAGAAACTACTACCAAAACACTTTCTACTGATAGATTTATAACAGAAAGAAGAAGCAGTCGTAGTGGACTTGTAGTCGGATAATGCCTAGAAAAGTAAGACAAGTATATACCAATTTTTCAGCTGGAGAAATTAATAATCTTCTTAATGCTAGAACTGATGCTAAAGCATATTTTGAAGGTGGTAAACAAGTTCGTAATTGGTATTTATTAGATGAAGGTGGAGTAATGCGTAGACCAGCTACTGAGTATATGGCTACAATGCCAGCAGAATGTAGAATAATTCCATTTATATTTTCTAATGATGAAGTAGCTTTATTTGTTTTATCAAACAATAGACTTGATGTTTATTCTAATGCTGGTGCTGTAATACAATCTAATATAACTTCTAATTGTAACTGGACTACTGCTCAATTATTTGAATTAAATTTTGCACAGTTTGGTGACACAGTATTTTTAACACATAGAAATAATCCAATTAGAGAAATAAAAAGAACAAGTGCTTCTACATTTACTGTATCTGCATTTAGCTTTGAAGAAGATGATTCAGTTACAGTAGGTGGTGTAAATAAAAGTGAACAACCATTTTATAAATTTGCAGATTCATCAATTACAGTTACATTATCTACTCATGCAACTGGTACAGGAAGAACTCTTACTGCTAGTGCAGATGCTTTTACATCAAATCATAATGGTACATATTTACGAGTAAATGGTAAACAAGTTAAAGTAACAGGATTTACAAGTGCTACTGAAGTAACTGTTACTGTTATAGAAGATACTGTAAGCACAGGCCCACACTCTGATTGGGAAGAACAATTAATATCTGCTGAAAGAGGTTACCCCCAGGCAGTGTCATTTCATGACAATAGATTATGGTTTGGAGGTGTAAGAGATAAACCTTCTGCTGTTATTGCTAGTCAAATTGGAGGTTATTTTAATTTTGATTTAGGAACTGGTTTAGCTAACGAAGGAATTAATGTTGCTATTGCAAGTGATACAGTAAATGAGATAAGACATTTTGTATCTTCTCGTAACTTACAAATATTTACTGACAGTGGTGAATATTATGTACCTGTATCATCACAATCTGCTGCAATTACTCCAGCAAGTATAGCATTTCTTCGACAAACACCTTATGGGTGCAATAGAGCTGCGCCAATACCTTTTGATGGAGCTTCTTTGTTTAGTCAAAAAAATGGTAAAGCAATTAGAGAATATGTATTTTCAGATGTTGAACAAGCATATAGATCTACAAGTGTATCTGTATTAGCTTCTCATTTAATAGACACACCAAAACAATTATCTATGATGACAGGTAATGAAACTAAACCAGAACAATTTGCTTTTTTCTTAAATAGTGGAACTAATGATGATGGTAAATTAGCTTTATTTCATTCTATTCGTGATGAAAAAATAGCTGGTTGGACTATGTGGGAAACACAAACTGGAGATAAATATCATAGTATAGCTGCATTAAATGATCAATTATTTGTTATAGTAAAAAGAGTAGTACCTTCTGGTACAAAGTATTTTTTAGAAAGATTTGCTAATGATGATTCTATAACTCTTGATTGTTCTACAACTACTACTGTATTTCAAAAAGGTACACCATTAGTAAATGGCGCTAGTCAAACTGGAAACTCATTATCAGTAGATGGATTTACTTCTGATCCAGCTATACAAGAAACTTTTACTATTACTGGTAATGCAACTAAATATACTATTACTGCTGTTACACAAACTGCTGCTGGATATGATTTAACATTAGATCAAAACTTAGCAGTTTCTCCTAGTAATAATGCTGTAATAACTATTGTAGAAGGATTTGTTCATACAGTAAATGCAATTTATGAAAATACAGATAAAGTATTTGCAGTATTTGGTAATGGCTCATTAGGTGAATTTACAGTAGATTCTAATAGTAGAATAACATTAACTTCTGCACCATTTCCTACT